CATACTCATTAGTAGAGTATTGAGCAGCACTTGCTTCTAAATCAAATACAAAAGGATTGTTTATACTACCATTACCACTAAAACTAACGGGATTACCAACATTAACAACTTGATTATTAATAGTAGCAGTAGTCTGAGTTCTATCTCCAAACAATCCACCAAACATACCTGTCTTTGGAAACTCTGCCCATTGAATCCAACGCTCTCCCCATATTTGAATATGATGAATTTCTCCTGAGTGATTAGGTAAAAACGCCGCCCAACTTACTGCAGATTGAGCAGCAGTCAATACTTCTGCATCTCCAAAAGATGTTAGATCATAAAATATATAAATAGCAGTATCAGATGGTATTGCATCGTCCCCGCACGTAGGAAGTTCCCATGCTTGAGTTCCGTCTCCTAAAGTAGTTACAGGTTGTTTACATATAGTAGATACCGTAACCTCATCTCCAGGGTTAAGGTCATCAATTCCAATTGCTCCAGAAGGCCCGCATTGACTCCAAGAATCTGTCCCATATGGAGAAGTAGTTGTAACAAAGTTATGATCATCGCCAATGTCCATTATTAAGGACACTTGATTGTCTTCCATACACGCTTCAGAAAATTGTATTTCAGAACATACTTCTAGATTACGTTGTGTTTCAATAGATTTTGAAATTAACGTTCTAGTAGACAGCTTACCACTGAAAGAAGAAGACGATTGATCTAACGGAGTTTTTGATACCATAGCTAAATTGGAACGAATCAGACACAAAAGAAGGAGAGTCGCCTCTCCTCCTTGTGTCCGTATATATTATAGTACAGGAATAACTCCGTCAGAGTTGATAGAAATTCCGTTCCAACCGTTATTAAATACTGTAATTACGTTATTGTAAGTAGTAGAAACATCATCATTGATCGCAAGTCTTACAACATATGGAGATCTAACAGCTCCAGCAGTTGCTGCAGAAGTATGTTGATCAGCATAAGAGATTGACAATACTCGATAATCTTCACCTGGAACAGTAAGTGATTCGTTTTCAACATTTTGACTCAATGGGAATGGAGTTCTGTAAGGGCTTGGTCTGTTTCCAGCACCAATAGCATTCTTACTGTTTTTCAATTCCATTTGAGATACTTGCCAGTCTTGTCCGAAAGGCATTGTAGGCGCAGTTACAGAAACTGTTCCGTTACAATCAAATCCTCCAAGAAGGCCAATGTTAAGAGAGATAAATTGACTATTTACTACGTTAGCAATAGCAGAAATTGCACCTACAGCAGGAGTTTTGTGTTGACCTCCAGCAATAGACAATGACCAACTAGAGTCAGCAAATGCTTCACCTACAGCTTTAGTAATAACTTCAAAGTCAGTGCTGTTACCTCCAGTACCAGTACGACTTGGCATCTCTACTGGACGATCCAATACCGCACTAGTACCAGAAACTGATTCTACACGATAGATCGGATCCGCAGTAGTAGGAGCAGTACTAGCTACATCAGAGATACGAATAAAATCACCAGCAACAAGAGTACCATCATAAGTACCACCAGCACTGTGATCCCATCCACCAGCAGTTGTGATTGTATCACTTCCTTTAACAATAGTAACGTTATCGTCAAAATCGTTAGTAGCCGTTACAGCAGCGCTGTTAATAGGCAAAGCAAGTCCAATCAAAAACTCATTAGGATTCAAGGGAAACAAAGCATTTTCTTTATCTGCGTTGATGTTTTCTGCAATACCCATTGCAACATCCCATGCAGCGCCTTCAGGGCATCCACATGCATTTCCACAGCATCTAGAAACATAAGAATATGTTTTAACTAGATCTTGATATCCATAAGATTGAAAAATCTTTTCTGACTCAAGACGTACTTTAACAATATACTCAGTTTCACAATCTCCGCTAAAAGAGCTGATAGTAGCAGATCCAGCAGAGCCAGGACTTGCCGCAGAAGAAGCAATATAAGCAGGAGCAGAGTTAAAAGTCGGAGACTTTCTCAATTCAGTTGTGCTGACTTTTACAGCGTAGTAGTGACGAGTAGGTAGAGCAGTACCACCAACAGCAGTATTTGTATCTGCGTTGAAAATAGCAAGTTCTCCTACAGTACCACTAGCAAGAAAAGCAGCGAGTGTTGTAGTGTTAGCAGTGATACCACCAGTATGATTTACTACTAATACACTTTCTACAGGTCTTTCCATTTTAGTAATTTTTAAGGATTAAAATAATTATTCATTCTGTGCAACCTTTGCAGCTTTAAATTGGAAACCTGGAGAGTTAACACTACCCGATGCCATTTGTACTGCAAGATCCACAATCTCTCTGTGGGTATGATCAGGAAGTTCACATCCTTGATCTTGGTTTACAGTACTACCATCTGGATAATTATATGATTGTCCAGGTAATCCGCTTACAAAAGCTATTCGTTTTGGCCGTCTAAGATAGTCAAGGATGAACGAATTTATTACAAAACTTCCATCAGTATATCCAAATACCTTATTAGAGTCAGCAACTATATCGCTTTTTGTACCATATACAATTGGCACTTCTCCCCATTCAAAACTGGGCTCATAGTAAGGATCTGTCAATACACTACTCAGATCGTCATGCTGCGTAGGCGTACAGACGCAAATTCTGCGTCCGCATGGGTCTTTGGAAGTCTCTGCCTGAAGACGTATGGCAAATATGTAATCTCCAGGCAGAGTAGCTTCAAAAGAATTGTCGATAGTCAAAGCCGTTGCTGGCAGTGATTGATCTTTGATAACTAAGTTTCTAAGATCATCTATCCTTTTTTGTGTTGTCTCAAAGCCGTCACCTTTTATATTATTTATGCCGTATCTCTGCTTCATGAATACTTCCATAGCTTCGTTTAGCCACCAATCTATCTCAGGCGCTTTAAAGTTTGCCTGGTCTTGACTGTCAACTTTATTAAACTTCAACTTGAAGTCATAATGCATGTCTTGTACGGTCATACTTAATTATTAGGATCTAGCTTCTAGATCAGTTTTAAGTTTAACAAGCATTTCTTGAGATTTTGGATTCAGTAAGTTTAATACTGTATCCTCAAAATCAAATCCTACTTGTTGATCATTGTAAAGATACGCGGTACCTTTTCGTCTGAAGATTCCTTTATTCTCCAAATCAAAAATCAACGCTTTTACTTTGATCTCTTCTGGTTTAGCAGAAGCAATTTTTATAAATTTTGATGGATTCTCTTTAACTATCTCATACAGTTTAGTATATGAGAATTCCTCTGATGTATTGTCCGCAGACTTACCAAAGATCTTAAGGAGATCACATCGTTTATTATGAGTAAGTTTTGTAAAGATGCTCATAGCATTTGCCTCAATTTCGATTTCTCTAGCTTGAGTTTCTACTTCATCCTGCTCGTCATAAATAACATATTTTGCACCAGGCCATTTGCCTTCTGCATATTCTTTTTGAGAATTTGCAACCATGTTACTGGCTTTCATTAAACGTACTTGAAGTTCATCATTAGGTTTTTTAGTATCAAAGATTGTTGTCTTATCTTCCAATTTAACTTTAAAATTACTCCAGTATTCGTTTGCTGATGAAGAGGTCAGTTCTACTCCAAGAGCAGTTCCTAACCTTTTTTCATCTTCTGGATCCAGTCCAGTTGCAAGTTTCCCTATTCTGGAATCATACAATGCCATAATAGTATCATATGTTCCTTGAAATTTGGCACGGCCTAGTTTATCTAGACCATGCCATTTTTCCTTGATGATTGGTTTTACGTAGACTAAATGTGTTTCTTTAGGTTTCATATTACGTAAAATTGGTTATTAGTTTTGTGCCAAAATCAACTCTCCACAACGAGTAACATCGTCAATCTGGACTCCACACTGATCGTGAACGATCATAGTATAAGAATCTTTAGCGTTTGACATGATACCACCCTTGTTAGCTCCATAAGGAGTTTGAAGACCTGATACGTAACCAAGTTTGTAACCACCTTTTTTGTGGACATACTTGATGTTCGCGTCACCTTTTGCACCACCGAAATCCAAGAATGTGAATCTCATAGACTCAATTGGAACTTGAAGTTCATCATGGTAGATATGGTTAATCTCACGATCGTCATAAACTGGGTTGTGACGAAGTGTAAGAGTAATTCCATTAGGGCCACGATATTTAACAAATTGACCACCGAACTCCAAGTTAGAACCTGATCCTGAGATAAACTTAGAATCTACAGTCAAGAAAGGAGCTGAAGCGTTCATCATAGCTTGGTGGAATGCGAGCATTCCATACTCACCTGTGTACGCAACAATATTTCGGTTAGACATATCAACTCGTCCGAAGAAGATATCTAGAAGATATTCACGGATAAGTTTTTCAGTAAGAGTATTGTAGAAATGTACGTGAGAATCCTCAAGTAGTTCCTGAACACCTGGGCCTGTACGTGCGATACGTCCATTAGCTCCAGCAACTGAAGACTGAGAACGTCCGTACCATAGACCTCTTTCTTTTTCTTTGTAGAACTGGATCCAATACTCGGCTTCAGCATACTTCAACCACTTGTAGTCTTTGTATACTTTTCCGTTAGCATCCATCAATGCAACAACCAAAGATTGATTAGCAGCATCTCCAGTTACAGAGTATTCTTTACGGTATGTTGAAAGATTCGAGCGAAGTTTCATTGGCATAGCGTAAGTAGTAGAACCAGATTGGTCACCACCTTCTTCATATACCGAAAACATTTTGCTCCACTGAACACCTGCAGCTTGTGCAGCAGCGCTTAGTGCATCTGTCTGAGAATCAGACATCAAACGGCAAACATATTCATAACCAACTCCAGGGCCACCAGCTGCAACGGGACCAGATTGAATACGTACCAATTGACGAGTAACTCCAGCAGAAGGAGAAATAACATCACCAGGTTTAAACCAGTCTTCATCAAGTGTAAGTGTAAAC